AGGAGATACTCGAGGCTATGAAAATGGTGGAAGAGTTCCTATGATGTATGGCGGTGATCCGGGGTTCGCGTTTGAATATGGAGGATCCTGGGCTGACTGGAATGACAACCATAAACACATGATGCCGTTAATGGAATACATCGGTACAAAACTTCCAAAAGATAGAATGCCTTTTAGAAACGATAGACAAGGTTACAAAAAAGGTGGAATGAGCCGAAGAAACTTTTTAAAACTTATGGGAGGCTTGGCTTCAGTTCCAATTTTAGGTAAATTTTTTAAATTAGCAAAACCAGCAGCGAAAGCTGTTAAAGCAGTGGAAACTTCTAATGCAGCGGGAATGCCAGCATGGTTTCCTAAACTTGTGGATAGAGTAATGAAGGAAGGAACAGATTTAGGAGGAACGGTTGAAAGACAAGTTGTTAAACAAATAGAACTTCCTGGAAGTAAAACTAAAGTTATCGTAGAACAAGATCTAACTACAGGAGATACTGTAGTTGATATTGGAGTCGGTAAACATGGATGGGAAGATGGAAGATACGGTCAACCCACAAGACTTACTTTGAGAAAAGGAGAATACATTGAGCCTGATATAGATTTAGTAACTGGAGAACTTAAAACTCCTCGGAAAAAGAAACCTGTTAAAACAAGAGATGAGTTCGACGTGGAAGAAGCAGAGTTTACTGGAAGTGATCCAGAAGATGTAAAATTTGAGGATTCTGTAGTTGAAAAATATGGAGATCACGCATCTGACTTTACTGAAGTTGAAAAATATGCAACAGGCAAGAACGTAGATAAGAAAATTGTAGGGAGAAAAAGAGAAGCAGATCAACTTGCTGAAGGCAGAGCAGAAATGGAAGCTACAGAAATTGATGAATTTGCATCTGGTGGCCTTGCACACATGTTAGGAAGATAATGGATAATAAAGTTGTACAATGGGTAACACGTTCAACGCCTCTTGAATCTAAAGGTACTTGGAAAAAATTTGTTCAAGAAAGAAAAGGATTTGATGAGGGCGGCCTAGCAACACCTAAACGTGGCTTGGTTGATGAACCAGGAAGCTATAGTCAAGAAAAGATTGTAGGAACTAATCAATATGGTTTTCCTAGAGAATTTGATGATTTAACAAAAGCGCAAAAACGTCTTGTAAGAAAGTATAAAAAATTAAGTGGTAAAACAGAACTTTCAAGACAATTTATAAATAAAGTGGCTCGAGGAGATTATACTGAAAAAAGTTTATACGATCCTCAAAATCCTTGGATGGTGGATGAAAAAGCTAAAAAATTATCAGCTGCAATAGAAAAAGCAAACGTTGGAGATAAATATATAAATCCCGGAGATTTAAGAAGAAAAGTTTTTGGTAAGAGTAGAATATATTTTAAAGGCGCTGATAAATTACTTGAAACATTGGATACACAACAAGACAAAGTAGATAAAGTTTTTAAGAGAATTATGGAAAGTGATGATGCTGTTCCTAAATATATTAACCAATATGTTGGAGAGTTAACGGGTATCACAGACGCAAAGCAAATTAAAAAATATCTTATAAACAATAAAGCTTACGCACAAAACGCAGAATTGATTGACTATTTAGGAAGAACTAATTTAGTTAAAACTGATCTAAGCGATATGTCTTTTAGAAGTCAATTAGATTACGCAGAAGATTCACTTAAGGGTAGAACTAAATTTACAGGACTTCCTAAAGGATCAAGTAAACTTTTTAGAGATGCTAATTTAGATGTGATGCAGTTTGCTAAAAGAAATTGGGATCAAAACAAAGGACAAGGAATAATTAAATTTTATAATAGAAAAACTGGAAAAGAGATTAAATGGAAACCGGGAGGAAAACTTGCTCTTAAAGGCGTTTCTTTTACTTATGGAAAAAGTCCTCAAAAATATGATTTTAAATATTTAAGAGAATCTGGAAACAAAAATCCTTTATTTAAAGATGTTTACGAAAATAGGAGAGCTGTTAACGAAATGTTAAATTCTTATGTTGATAACCCTTTCAAAAAAGGTGAAAAAATAAGATTCGGTAAATTAATGAGAAACACTTATTATGAAGGTTTTGGATATTCCCCTAAAACAGCTATTTTAGATTTAGGTCACGGTTCAGGAGGCGTCAAATTAGAACCTTTTAAAGGTATAACAATTCAACCTAAAAGATTAAACGTTGCTTTAAGAGACATAGATAAAATTCCTATTAAAGGATTAAAAGATAAAATCTTAACTGAATCTTTAGGAACTTTAAAAGGAAAAAAAGGAGCAAAGTTAATTAATGCAATTAAAGCACAACAGTTAGATATTGCTAAACAAGTTGCAGGTGGAGAGACATTCGATAAATCCCTTCGTTTATTATCTACAGAAAAAGTTATAAGAGAAGGCAATTTAGGTCCTAAATCATTTTCTTATGCGTTAGATAATATTTTAAAATTAAAAAAAGACGAACCTTTGTATAAAGAATTAATGAAGTTTTGTCCTAAAGCAAAATCAAGCGGTGGACCTGTAGGGTCTTGTTCTTTAGAAGATGCTAGTAAAGGTTTGCAACAAGAAATAAATAAAGCTAAAGGCACAGGTAATTTTAAAAAAATTTCTAAAATAGGAAGAGTAGGAGGAGCTTTTTTTGGTTGGGTAGATGCACCTATAGAATTTACTTTTGCGTTACCGGGTTTATTAAGAGGGGATACTAATGAAGCGTTAAGAAACACTACATTGGGTTTATTTGGAGCAGGTGACACTGAATTTGAACAATTAGAAGAAGGAACTGCAGAATATAAATATGCTAAAGATTTAAAAGATGTTCAACAATACGTTAAAAATTTTTCTGAAGCAGATAAACTTAAAAAGTATCTAGATAAAACGGAAGAATTTTCTGGAAACCCTAAAGTAGACGCACAAAGAAAATATTATCAAGAAAGATTTGATACTGTAATAAAAAACACAGAAAATATAGTTGATCAATATAAACCCGCTACTTTAGCTGAAAAAGTTCAAGCAAGAAAAGAATTAAGAGAAAAGGAAATAGCTTCAGCAGAAAAAGGGTTTACAATTCCGTTTACAGACATTAATTTTGCACCATATGGAAAACCTAAAGATTTAAGTGAAATAGATACTTTTATTAAATATAAAGGAGATCCTTTTTATGGAGCATACAAAGTAGCAGATGAAGAATTAGGAATAGATCCCTCTTTACAAAATACTTTTTACGAAAAAGATATAAGAGACAGATACACTGATCTTCCTATAAATTTGGCAAGTCAACTAGGGTCTTTTGAAAAAAGAGAAACTGATGAATTAGAGAGACAAAGAAAAGAAAAAGGAATATTAAGAATGAGTAATATTCCTTTTGCAGAATATTTTCCAAGTATGGTACGTGGGGCTCCAGAATTTATAGGTTTTGCCGGTGGCGGAATAGCCGGGATCAGAAGACCTCACGCTATACCACCTAAATCAGGACCCATGCCTCAAGGAGGAGGCTTGTCTTCTATGTTTAATCGTGTTAGAAAATGGTAGGAGTTTAAATGGCAGATAATCGAATAGATAAAGGGCTCCCGAACGTTAAAACTAACGAACCTATTATTGCACCTAATGAGGCAATGACAGAGGTTGACGTTACGGAAGAAGCAAAAATAGATAGACCTGAAATAGAAGTTACACCTGAAGCAGATGGTGGAGCTACGGTTAATTTTGACCCTAGTGCTAATTTAAATATTCCAGGAACAGAAAATCATTTCGATAACTTAGCAGATATATTACCTGACGATATTTTAAATCCTGTTGGATTAAAACTAGCAGGAGATTACCAAGATTATAAATCTTCTAGAAAAGATTGGGAACAAGCTTATGTTACTGGTTTAGATTTATTAGGTTTTAAATACGAAAACCGAACACAACCATTTCAAGGAGCAAGTGGTGCTACGCATCCCGTTTTAGCAGAAGCAGTCACACAGTTCCAAGCGCAAGCTTATAAAGAATTATTACCGGCCGATGGGCCGGTAAGAACCCAAGTGATTGGTGCATCCAATCCTCAAAGGATGCAACAAGCACAACGGGTAAAAGAATTTATGAACTATCAATTGATAGATCAAATGAAGGAATACGAACCTGAATTTGATTCAATGTTATTTCATTTACCATTAGCTGGTTCTACGTTTAAAAAAGTTTATTATGATGCATTACTAGGAAGAGCTGTTTCTAAATTTGTACCCGCAGATGACTTAGTGGTACCTTACACAGCAACATCTCTTGATGATGCAGAAGCCGTTATCCATATTATTAAAACTTCAGAAAACGATTTAAGAAAACAACAAGTTTCAGGATTTTATAGAGATATAGAATTAACTCCTCCAGGAATGCCTCCACAAGATAAAGTGGAAGATGCGGAAAGAAAACTGGAAGGAACTACAAGAACTTCTAGAAATGAACAGATGTACACTCTACTTGAGTGTCATGTGAATTTAGACCTAGAAGGTTTTGAAGACCAGAATCCTCAGACGGGTGAACCGTCAGGAATAAAATTACCTTATGTCGTAACAATCGAACAAGGTAGTCAAAAAGTTCTTTCGATAAGAAGGAACTTTGCGCCCAATGATCCATTGAAGAAAAGGATCCAATATTTTGTCCACTTTAAATTTCTGCCAGGACTTGGATTCTACGGATTTGGACTCATTCATATGATTGGCGGGTTGAGCAGAACTGCAACGGCTGCTCTCCGCCAATTATTAGATGCAGGGACGCTTTCTAATTTACCAGCTGGGTTTAAACAAAGAGGAGTGCGTGTACAAGACGATGCACAATCTATTCAACCAGGTGAGTGGAGAGATGTTGACGCACCGGGTGGAAGCTTAAAAGAATCATTTTTTAATTTACCATACAAAGAACCATCAGCGACTTTATTACAATTGATGGGTATTGTAGTTCAAGCAGGACAAAGATTTGCAGCTATTGCTGATATGCAAGTAGGTGAAGGAAACCAACAAGCTGCTGTAGGAACAACTATTGCTCTTCTTGAAAGAGGTTCAAGAGTTATGTCAGCTATACACAAAAGATTGTATGTAGCGATGAAACAAGAATTTAAATTACTAGCTAAAATTTTTGGAAGTTATTTACCACCTGAATATCCATATGATGTTGTAGGGGCTTCAAGATTAGTTAAACAACAAGATTTTGATGACAGAGTAGATGTGTTACCGGTAGCAGATCCAAATATTTTCTCTATGTCTCAAAGAGTAAGTATTGCTCAAACAGAATTACAATTAGCGATGTCTAATCCACAAATGCATAATTTATATATGTCTTATAGAAAAATGTATGAAGCGATTGGTGTTAAGAATATTGATGAGATATTACCACCGCCTCCTCCACCATTACCAAAAGATCCAAGTTTAGAAAACATTGATGCATTAGCTCAGAAACCTTTCCAAGCATTTCCAGGTCAGGATCACAGAGCTCATATTACTTCTCACTTAAATTTTATGGCAACGAACTTAGTTAGAAATAATCCACCAGTAATGGGTTCTTTACAAAAGAACTGTTTAGAACATATTAGCTTAATGGCTCAAGAACAAGTTGAATTAGAATTTAGAGAAGAGTTAACTCAATTACCAAGATTACAACAACAAGCAACAATGAATCCTCAAGCTCAACAACAGCTTCAAAGAATCTCTCAAGTTATTGAAGCTAGAAAAGCAGTTTTAATTGCAGAGATGACTGAAGAGTTTATGAAAGAGGAAAAAACAATTACATCTCAGTTTGATCATGATCCTCTACTTAAACTTAAATCTAGAGAAGTAGATTTAAAAGCTATGGAAAGCCAAAGAAAAGAAATGGAAACAGAGGCTAGAATTAATTTAGATAAAGCTAAATTGGTTCAAAACAGAGATATAACTGATGATAAATTGAAACAAAACGAAGAATTAGCAGAGCTTAGAGCTGATACGGCTATGGATAAAGCTATCCTCCAAGCTAATGTTAAATTGAAGTCTGACCAAATGAAAAGGAAAGACGTAAAGACCTTGAAAGGTCCTAAAAGGTAGTCTATAACAAGGAGTAATTATGACTAAATTAGAAAAAGCAAGCAAAGCAGCAATCGGTAGAAAAGGAAGTGTTTCCTTAAACAAAACTGACTCTGTCGCA